AATATCAGTATGCACGATTTATTGTGCCTGATTTGGAAATTGCCACTCAGTATATGATTAGGGAAAGATAGGAATGGCTGGCATTGCACGTATTGTTGGTACTAAGGATGTAGAAGCTGCTTTGGTGCAGGCGTTTAAAGAATGGACGGAAGATGTTAATGATACTTATTGGAGGGAGCGTTTTGAGAAAAAATATCCATACAAAGGAGAGCCTACCACCAGGAAAAATGGAGAAGTGGTTGGCAATCCACGAGACATTTTGGACACAGAAGCGCTTTATGAAAGCGGGGTGGAATCCTATGAATACCGCTCAGAAGTAAATGGCGCAAGGGCTGATTGGCATTGGGACGCCAAAAATAGTAGCGGAGAAGAGTATGCGTGGTTTGTTCATGAAGGGAAGGGGCCGTATTCAAGAGAACCTCGCAGGTGGACGGATGAGATGGCGTCTGAATATTTGTTTGAAACCAGTAATGTAAAAAGAGACTTGATGAGCAAAATTGAAAGCAAGCTAAATGATTAATCGTCCCATCGACTATCTAAAAAGCGCCAATGGAGAGGTGCATGTTATCAATGCATCTATTGATGGTCCTACGTTGGAAGCTGGTATTTTGTGCGTGATTTCTTTCGCTGAAACCACCATTAGAATTTCAAACGAACACCATTCGTTCTTAATTGAACTCCCGGAAGACGTAAGAACCAAAGGCGAACGTCTGAAAGCATTTAACGTGCCGTTGGCAATTTTAAATTATGAGCAAGTACAGCTTCCTGTTGGCCTCTAAAGAGGCAGAGTATTTTGAACTGACGCCTGTATTGCGACTGCAGCGTCATGGTGGATGGTTAGTGGCGGAAAGTATTGAACAAGAAGAGATTTCAAAAGCGCAAAGTCAAAATACAATTAAGGCTGTGCAATTAGCAAAGAAAATTGCAGCAGCGAAAGACATTGCTTTGGATGAAGCATTTGAGATGCTTCAAGGTGGTGCTGGTTTTTCTGAAAGCGAATTGCTGTCGGATTACACGGAAGAAACTCTTTCGATGATTACGTCGGGAGGGTCTGCTGAATACGGCAATGCAAAACTAATCACTGCTTTTTTGCGTTGTCGCGGTGAAGGACTTATTGGTGAAAAGTGGCAGCCCTTGAATGACTGGACCATTGAAGACACCAAGGCAATGACGCGTGATTTGCAATCGAAGATGCTGGAGTTTATTGCTGATGAGCAAGATTCGGAGGTGAAAGCAGCACAAGCAAAAAAATCGAGGAAGAAGGCAACGCAGGAAGCGTTGCCGAACGAATAGAGAAACGGGCTAGGGACTTTTTAAAAAGCCTTACCGACTGGAACGCAATTTTCTTCAGGCTTAATGCTTCTTCATTAAAGGGAAGTCGTTGGTCTGAGGAGAATTTTTCCAAGCAAAAAGTGAAAGACGTGTTGGCCGCTTTAAAATTCTTAGAGCGCCATGATCATAATCAATACAATTTGCATAGCGTTTCTGTGGCAAAAATGGCCACAATGGTTGCTCATGCATTGGGAGGAAAGAAGGTGAGTGTAACGCCTGATGACTTCCTGCCATTTGACACTCGTCGGCTTAAGAAGGAAACTGGCATTACAGAAGAAAGTGCAGCAGTATTGAAGCGTTTGATGAAAACGCGGAAGATGGATGCAAGAGTGGTGTCTATGTTGGCTGAAGAACTTAAAAACGCATCAATGCGCAATGATGAATAATATGGAGACAAATTAAAGCTACACTTAAGAGAAGAATGTTGTAAGCGCAGTAATGGCGGCGGAACTTCGGCTTGGCGTAGCTTTTGATCTTGTATATTTTCGTCAGCAGCTTAAACAGCTCAGCCGTATTACAGCGTCAGAATTTACTGGAAATGTCAGGCTGCGCATTGACAAGAAGGATTTTGACAAGCAACTAAGAAGCCTTACAAGAGAACTCAGGATTAATGTAAACGATTCTCAAATTGGTGGGGCGCGGGAGAGGTTGACGTCCCTTAACAAAAGCATTGCCACTGCAAGGCAAGCGGCAAGGGTGCCAATTGTTTACAAGGTTAAGTATGAAGAAAAGGGGGCTGCACCAAGAGGTGCTACTAGGGGAACGTTTAGGCAACGTCTTGAGGTTTTAGGCAGGGAAGAAAAAGAAAGCCTTCAGAAGCTTTACAGGGCTGCTGGACAAGCAGGCATTCTGGCGTTTGATAAGGCCATTGAAAACAACAAGGGGAAAATGATAACGGCCCTTAATCAGGCCGGTGAAGATTCAGTTACTGGTTTATTAAATGGCCTAAAATCTAGTGAGTCTGAATTAAAAATTGCGGCAAAATCACTTGGTACAACATTAATTAAAAGTATCAAGGCGGTTCTTGGTATTGCCTCTCCATCTAAGGAATTTAAGGAGATTGGTGAAGATTCAGGAGAGGGCTTTGAAAAAGGATTAAAAGATGGCCTTGATAAAGCCACGCGAATGGGTGTTCAAGAAATGCGCGACTTGTTTCGCGCATTGCAAAATGAAGCCCAATCTGGAGCTGCAAGGCTGCAAGCGACAATGCTTGCAGCTATGGCTGGCATTGTGCAACTTCCTGGCGGAAGGCAGCAGCGAGGACAGCTAAGGCAAGCGGCGGGGCCAATCAATGCTGCAATGACAGGGCCTGCTGCCGCAAACATTGGCGCCCGACAAGCTGGCGTGAGGAGACAGGCTGCAGGAGCCGCATCGGCAACCCCTGCCTTTACTGCTGCTTTGCCATTAATGTTTGGCATGGACCCCAACGAGCTTACCGCTCGCCTTCAAGGTCTTTATGGGCAAAGATATACAGCTCCTAGGATGGGAGGTTTTCAAGCTCCTCGTCCAAGCAGGATTGCAAGCCTCATCGCATCACTAAGTAATGCTCGCGGAGGTTTAAGTGATCCTGGTATCAACCAGCGACTGTTTTCAGGAGGAGCGGTAAATCCTGGATTGATTTCTTCTGGTTACATCGGAAGAAGCGCATTATCTCCAAGTGTTGTCAATTATCCGGCAGGAATGCCAGCAGCATATGGTGCTGGTTTTGTTGAGCCGACGTCATTCGGCCCTTTATCTGCGGGCGTGACTGGTCGCTATGGCATGGCTGCATCCAAGCCACAATTCCCAATGTCACCAATGATGACTGGAGGAATTGGTGCTGGAGGTGGTTCTTTTGTTCCCATGCAAGGAGTGGCAAGTGCCACCAAAAAGGCAAGTATTTCCTTGAATTCGTTTGTTCAGCGATTGAAATCTTTTGCTGGCATTATTTCTGACGACGAAATAGAAAGAAGAGTCACTCGTCAATTTGCTGCAGAAGGGAGATATTTAGGTGCGCGATTTGTTGGCAGTGGCGGTGTTTCCGAGAAATACAGAGGTGGATTTCCTACTAGCGGGATGATGACCCGCTCTGGTCTTACTGCTGACGCACAAGGCTATCGTGAATACGCCAACAGGGCAAATGCGATTGGAGGAAAAATTATACTCGGGGCGCCTTACGGCGATGCTTTTGGCGGCATGGGAAACTATTCGTTCCCAATGGCTGGGATGATGGGGCCTTCGTCCCGCAATCCAAGTTACGTCAATCCAAATTCATTTTTAGCTTTTTCTCAAAGAGCCACTCAAATTCAACAAGCCGCAGGCGGCGGTGGTAATCCTCCTGGCGGTGGTGGCTTTAGAGGGTTTGGCGGCTTTGGTGGTGGCTTTGGCGGTGGCTTTGGTGGTGGTTTTGGTTCTCGAAGTCAGCAAAATAACTTTAAAAATGCATTAGGGACTGTAGCACTTCCAGGTGAGGGTGCTATTCGCGAAATTGGAAACGAATTTGCATTTGCCGCAAAACAAATTGTACTTTTTGGGCAAGCCTATAAACTGTTGGGCTTTTTGCAATCATTCCCTGGTCAAGTTGCGGATGCCGTTGGCAAGCTTCAGAGCTTTAGGAATACGCTCAATGCAATCATCCCTACAGCAGAGGGTGCTGCTTCTGCAAATCAACTCATCCTTGATCTTGTAGAAAGGTACAACGTGCCGCTGCAATCTGCGCGTGATGGCTTTACAAAATTGTATGCTTCTATGGCGCCTGCTGGTTTTGAAGGCGGTGAAATTGCAGAAATTTTTACTGGCGTAACAAAAGCTGCTGCAACGTTTGGCATGAGCGCCGATCAAGTGGATCGCGTTAATTATGCATTTGCACAGATGGCGAGCAAGGGTCAAGTTATGTCCGAGGAATTAAAAGGGCAACTTGGTGATGTTCTTCCTGGCGCTGTTGCTTTGTTTGCAAAAGCTGCTGGATTTGAGGGGCCAAAAGCAATTCAAGACTTTTCCGCCGCGATGGAGGATGGTCGTTACAAAGGTGAAGCAATGGTCGCCTTGCTGCGAAATGTTGGCAAGGTAATGAATTCGGATTTTGCCAAAGGCGCAGAAGGCGCAGCAAACACCTTCCAGGGTGCTATCAATGGCATGCAAACTGCAATCATAAGTTTCTATGAAACCTTTGAGCCCGCAGCGGCGGCATTTTTAAACGGCATTGTCAAGCCATTGACGGAAGGCATTAAAGAAGTTTCTGATGCTTTTAATATTTTTCTTTCTGGAAGTGCAGCGAAGACGACAAGAGGGTTGGCTATTGCAAATGAACTAGAAAAACTACGCCCGTCATTAGAGGGCATCCGCAAAAATGTCATTGAATTAACGAAGCAATTTGTTCAAATGAGCGGCGCTGCCCTTGAAGTGGCAAAAGTGCTATTGCAAATTGCGGGAAATCCTATTGTCGGATACTTATTAAAACTATATGCAATTATTCTCCCATTAAATCTCGCTTTAAACGTATTAAAAGCTGCTTGGGTGTCCAATGCAGTGCAGATGTTGGTATTCAATGCCCGCATTATTACTGGCACAAGAACGCTTACGGCATTTAGGGGAATGATGGCAGCTACAGGTGCGACAGCAAAAGCCACTGCCTTGACCATTAGAACTGCATTGTCCACTACTGGTCTTGGAGTTGCACTCGTGGGCATCAGCTTGCTTGTTGAAAAGCTTATGTCAATGAATCAGGCATTAGCTGATACGAGAGCAAAAGCGCTAGGAGCAGCCGAGGCTATTCGTGGCATGTCTGCAACTCAAGCCATACAAAAAAAGCGAGAAGTGGAAGGGGGTCTTCGTGAATTAACTAAGCTTGAAGAGTTTAAGGGTGGCCAGTTAAGACTTCGCGGGAAAAAGTATACCCCGGTTTCCAAAGATGTAGCCGAGGGGCTTGAAAACCTGGGAGTACCTATTAAGAGAGATCTTTTGGGTAAAACCTTGATCGACCCTGTAATGATTCCTGCGTACAAGCAGCAGTTAGAGGGGCAGTTAGCCGAGTCAAAATACAGACTGACACAGTTGGACTACGAGGAAGCACGAGGAAAGGCGCCTCTTGATTTAGAGGAAATTCCTCAAGTAGCTGGCGACGAAAAAGGCAGACGAGGGAAGAAACTTACGCCAATGGGATTGATTGAGCTGACCAAACAGCTCAATGCAGCGAAAGAAGAAGGAAGAATTATTGATGAAATTGAATATCAATATAAGATTGACGTGTTAAAGGCAAGTCAAGAAACAGAAGATATTGCGCGAAGGGAAATTGCCCTAGAGAACGCAGCCTCCAAGAGGCGAGTGGAATATGGAAAACTGGGTGAAGACATTGGAAAGAAAAGTGCACAGCAGTTTATTGAAGAATCGGAAGGTCGCAAGGAAATCTCCAAGATTCAAAACGAGCAATTGTTTGCTGCTGGCGAGATAAACGCAAGAGAATATGAACGCGTAAAGTTCCTTGCGGAACAAAAGGATTTGCTGGAAGACTTCGGCAATATCCCTGGCGTAACAGACGAGCAAAAATCCTTGTTTGAAAAGCTGCTTGGAAAGATTCCAGAGCCTGGTACTATTGCAGCAAAAATTAAAGAAATTAAGGATGAATTTGACAATCTTGCAGACAGCACTAATGTAATCTCCACTGCTGCTGTTGGCATTGGCGAATCCTTTTCCAGAGCATTCGCTGACATTTTGACAGGGGCTCAAACATGGAGAGACGGTCTTGCTGGTGCATTTAAGAGTGTGGCAGGATTGTTTGCAGATTTAGTTGCTCAAATGCTTGCCAAATGGGCGGCGCTGCAAATTCTTGGCTTGTTCTCGCCAGGACAAGAAGGCTCAAGCTTGACTGCCGGGATTGAACAGTATCCTCTTGTAGAAAGCGCCAATGGCAATGTTCTTCGTGGTGGTTTTGCCGCGTTCGCAAATGGCGGCATGGTAACAGGCCCCACTCTTGGTCTTGTTGGCGAAGGTCGTTTCAATGAAGCAGTGGTGCCACTTCCTAATGGCAAGAGCATTCCAGTGGATCTTGGTGATGGCGCAGGTAACAATATTTCCACTAACATTGTGGTCAATATGAACAACGGTCAATCGTCTTCTAAAGTTACTGGCACTGGCAGTCAAGCCTTTGGTCGTGAAATTGAAGGCGCTGTTCGCAGTGTCATCCTTAAAGAAACCCGCCCAGGTGGCATTATTTACGGCTCTAGGTAATTAATCATGGCACAACCAACATTCACCCTTGAAGTTGAATATGGCTTAACAGCACGTAGAGGCACTCGCGTTAGACGAGTGCAATTTGGCGATGGTTATGAGCAAGTGGTGCCAGATGGTGCCAATACAGACTTGCGTTCATATGACATCACGACAGTGCCCATTACTGACGCACAAGCACAAGCATTAGATGAAGACCTGGCTGCATTGTCTGGTGATTTTTTCTATTCTCAATTCTTTCAAGATGATGCTGTTTATAAGTATCGTCTTGATCCAAACGAATGGGCGTGGGAAAGCAGGGGGCCTGATGTTAATGTGATTTCATTCACCTGCAAGCGTATTTACGATTTCCGGGATTGATAATGACAATTCAACAAGACGTAACGCAAACTTGGCATGAAGCCGTAATTGAACTGTTTGAAATTGACTTATCGTCAATCACTGGCTCAGCGGTGGATAAGTATTATTTCACGGCAAATTTAATGCCGGACAATAGCAAGATTTCATGGAAGGGACAAACATACGAGCCCTTTCCCATTGAAGCATCCGGTTTTGAACGCACGACAAAGGGGCAAATTCCTACGCCCGAACTGACGGTGGCCAATGTGTTGGGCACATTGGCTTCAGTGGTTAATAATTTTGGTGATTTAGTTGGCGCAAAAGTGACACGGCGCCGCACATTGTTTAAATATTTAGACAACAGTTCATCGCCTGATTCGACGCAGGAATTTCCTGATGATGAGTTTTACATTGAGCGAAAAATTGCAGAATCAAGCACCACTATTACATGGCAATTATCAAGCAAAATTGATTTAGAGGGACTGCAGCTTCCTCGTAGGATTATCACGCAGAATTATTGCTTATGGAAATATCGCGGCGCGGAATGTGGTTAT